CGCCTTGCGACGAGCCCGGAAGCTGACCCTTTCCAGGGGGAGGTGACCCGCACCTGCCGTGATGATAAAGCGCTGGTGACGAACTGGGATTTGGTGCTTACACCCGACATCCGTGTCGTCCAAAAAAGAAAGCACATTCTGACCACCCCAAAGGGGTAGTACTTGTGTTCCGACCGCCCAGGCGTGACGAATGAGTGTACGCAACACAAAAGTTGCAAAAATGCTCCGGGGAGTGGCTGGAAGCCGTACCCCGTAACAAAACAAAACATACCGGTACCTGCCCGGGGAAAAAAAAGGCGGTGTGGTTCACCGACACTTAACCGTTTTGACAATCAAGAACACACGAGTACCATGTTCCAATTACTTGATAGTGATTGCTTTATACTTGTCCCGGCTACCGTGCGGTGTTACCCGAAAACGCCGTGTGCCCCTGCGTCTGCGGAGGGAGCCGCCCCTGCCTCACTTGGAACCGCTGCGATTGACAATCGCTTTACTGGTCTGTGTTTCGACCATCGGGACGGGAGGGGTGCACACGGTCCGAGCCACTCGGATGTCACTGGCCTCGAGCGGCCTTTGGAAGACTTAGTAGGGCCACGTGTGGCCGTCTCCTGTGACGTGGAGGATAAACGTTACGTCACGCCTTTTCCGGCTCATGATCTTTTCCGGGATTTCCCGTACAAAGGTGCTCATCGATTTAGGAACCGTCTTGCGGCCAAGATCGAGGCGTTTGAAGTAGATGGGGGTGTTCAGCCCGAAGCGCTCTTCGAAGCGCTTCTTCTGCTGGGCCCCGCTGAAACAGATGACATAGAGAAATTTACATCGCTTGTCGATGTATCGCCTGAAGACGTGGAGGTTGACGACGTTCCGGATTCCAATCCTTTTTCGGTATTGGATGATGGTTGTCAGAAAACCCGCCGCCTCAGGGGGAAGGCGGAAACTCTGCTACGGTTTTACGCGGCCCAGGGCCTGAAACCGTGTAGAGAGCTCCCCTCCCGGATCATGTGCGGTGGCCTTAGGGCCGCTGTACGGTCGTGCTATCCCGATTCAGTCGGGACGATCTGGGAGTTAAGTCTTAAAACCGTACAGAAGTGTGAGGATTCGTGTTGCAGTGAGTGCGAACCTGAGTTCGCAGAACGTCTTGCCCGATGGGAGTCGTCACGCACGGAGACTCTGCCACCCGTTGATGCAGAACACGTTGAGAGGTTCAAACGAGTAGTAAGATACCATGTTCAGGGCTGGGACGGCTATCGTCGTCCCTTCATCCCTAATGGGCATGCTACTCGAGAGAACACTCGACGGAAGGGTGGTAACTGGAACGAGGAAGAGTTTAGTGACGGTTGTCGCGTGGAACAGGTGTTCGCATCTGGGAAGCCGCGTGTCGTCACTCTTTACTCTGCCTTTAATACAGCTACACTTGCCCCGCTTCATTATTCCCTTTATCATCATCTCTCACGGTTTGGTTGGATTTTGAAAGGTCCACCTACCGAGGCGCGAATCGGTGCGCTGAGAGGGGGTGATTGGGTTTCGATAGATTATGAAGCGAGTACCGATAACATACGTGTCGAGTATGTCGATGCGGCGATTGATGTCCTTGTCGAGTGTGCTTCTCTGTCCCCGGATGAGGAGCGCTGCTTGCGATGTTTGTCCCGTTGGAGGATTGGAGACTCTTGGGTGACCCGTGGTCAGCCCATGGGTTCGATTTTTTCGTTCCCTCTGTTGTGTCTCCTTAACAAGGTCTCGATAGACCTTGGCCTCCTTGACTTACTCGATGCGGGCGATATAAAGTACAAGAAGTTAGTTGACCACCGTTGCCTTGTGAATGGCGACGACGCTTTATATCGTGATGTCGGACTGCCCGGTCGCAGCTTGAGGGTTCGTCACGGCGAACACTCCTCTCGGATCGGCTTTAAGATTAATTGGTCGAAGGCTATGATCTCGCCCGCCGAGGCGGAGATCAATTCGACCTTGTTCGTGTCCGGCACGAAGGTTAAGAAGTTTAACGCGGCGAGTATCTGGATGTCTCCTGACGTGACCGATGTCCTGGGCTTGGCTTTCGAGTCGACCAGCGACGCTCAGACATTCAAGAAAGTCGTGTTGGCTAATCGACACATCCTTGCTCGGCAGCCAGAAAAGGGTTTGTCAGCGCTTCCCGCGGCGCTGCAGACCGTTTGCCGTAAGGTTCCCAAGATCAGGGCAGCTTTAGTTTCTGCCCCCGACCGGCTCCGTCCGGTCGACGAAGGCGTGCTCCGTATGGCCGAGCTCGACTTACCGATGATCTTGACGAGGAATGAGAAGGATGAGGCTATCACGCGGGAGGTTGCACGGGTCCGTGCTCGGGCGCTGGTCCGATGTGGGGAGGTGCGTAACCGCTTTCGCGCGGGCGTGGTACCGAACCACCACTCTTACCGGTCCCTTTTGCGCCGTGTACCTCCTTCGGACGATCTGTTAGACCTACAGTGCGTCGTCCGTGCCAATAAAGAGAAGCACCAAGGTCTGTACGTCTCGCTGGCAAACGAGAGCCCTAATGAGTGGATTGGGAGTCCTGACTCCCGTTCTGTCCATGATTTGATTAAATATATACGTACTATGAAGGCTGCATCCCAGGTGTTTGATGATCCGGTCAACGGGTCGGATGACGATGAGCTAGAATGCTAAGACGAAAGTCAGTTAATC